CTTCTTTTAAATAAGAAGTCTGTCACGAACCGTGTGCCCTTCTTCGTGCTCATAGCTTCTACGTTCATAACAAGTATGTTGAGCCTACTATCATCCTCAAACAGGGTTTTGAGAGTGTCTAAATTTTTCTTACTGGTTGAGTTAGACCATTTGACAGTATGGTGGTTTATCTCCTCTGGTGTATGAGTCGGTATCTCTTTACTGAACCAAGTATCATACACACCTTTAGGTGCAAGTATCAACACACCATTTATCAAGTCCTGTCTATACAGGTGCACAAAGTTATCAATCACAACTTTTGATTTACCACAACCCATTTCCATAAATAGAGCGAACTGTTTTTTATCTACACAGACATCTAAGGCATCTTTCTGATGCTGATAAGGTTCTGTCTTGAATAAAAAGTCAGTCATGTTTGTGTTTCTATATATGTAGGGGGATAGTATTAAATAGAGGTTAGGGGATTAGTATACATGTTTTAGCATAATTAGCAGTATCTAGCCAATAACCCCTTAATAGTCTTGTCAATAGCCTCATAAGACGTTGTTTTACCTTGAGTTCTGGGTCAGAATTATTGACCTATTATTGATTTAGTTTTATTTAGCACGTATGCTTACTTGATTTTTATTTCTCCTTATAATAGATAGGGTAGTAGTAGGTTGTGGCGGTGCTGCCTCAAGTCTTCCCCAGACACACCGCTTTCTACTACTTGCTAACTTTTTAGTTTACCCAAACATACTGTAAGGGTAAAAGTAATGTCCGGAGGAAAAATGTCAATACTAGATAAAATGCAAGAGGATAGTGCCCCCGACGTAAAAGTCGATGACCTATCAAACATAAGTGAGCTGGCACGTCAGCTAGAAGAAGTAGAGGATAAAATTAGATTAGAGGAGGAGGTGCTCTCAGAGTTAAAGTCTGAGAGAAAAAAGCTCAGTGAGGGGCTACTGCCCGATGCTTTACAAGAGTCGGGTCTCAGCGAGATTAAACTATCTAACGGTACTACATTGTCCGTTAGCACATACTACACCGCAAAAATTACAGACGATAATAAAGACGCAGCCTTTAAGTGGCTAGTAGAAAATAACTTAGGGGATATTATCAAGAACACAGTGACGGCTAACTTCAATAGAACGGAGGACGCTCGAGCTACCGAACTCATGACTCAGCTTGAAGGGGAAGGACACGACCTCGTTCAAAAGAAGTGGGTAGAACCCATGACTTTAAAAGCTACAGTCAAGGAGCAGGTGGAGAGGGGGACTGACCTACCCCTCGACACCTTTAATGTATATGTAGGTCATAAAATAAAGGTAAAAAAATGAGCAATGAAAAAAGTGAAAAAGGCGAAGTAACCGAGAAAAAAGCTACAGATGTTGCTGTACCTAGTTTCTTTGAGGATGACGCTGGTGCTGGCTTTGAGCACGTAACGGCTGAAGACTTAACGGTTCCCAGACTGAAGATACTACAAGCTCTCAGTCCAGAGGTGAACCGAGCGGATGGTAAATACGTGGATGGAGCCGTGGCTGGAGATATCTTCAACACAGTTACCCGATCTATTTACAGCGTTGAGAACGGTTGCGTGGTTATACCGGCTACCTATAAACGTATGTTTTTAGAGTGGCAACCTAGAGAAAGTGGTGGTGGTTTGATAAATCAGTACACAGATGCTGAGATACTCAAAGCTACGACTAAAAACTCTATCGGTCAAGACGTGCTAGAAAACGGTAACTACATACAAACCAGTGCTACCCACTACGGTATTGTAGTAGACGAGGACGGTGCTACTAGCACAGTCATGATACCCATGGCCGGAACCCAGCTCAAAAAGTCAAGAGCTTGGAACTCTGTCATGGCTAGTCTCAAAGTACCAGGAGTTAAAGGGGGTGTGTATACTCCTCCTCCTTATAGCCATAAGTATCTACTCAAAACTGTACCTGAGTCAAATGATAAAGGTAACTGGTTCGGGTGGAGTATTTCACTGCTGTCTCAATTAACTGAGAAAGACTTAATCCTGTACGAGGCTGCTAAAGAATTTAGTAAAAGCATCAGCTTTGAGAATAGCTTTAGTGCCGATACGGAGGCTCTTTAAACAGTAGGGTATGGGTGGGGGTAAAACCCCACCCATTTATGGAGTATTTCATTGGAGATAGCAAAGAAACTGCATGATATCTTTCATGGCTCTGCTAGAGCCCACGGAAGTTTCACAGTAGAAAACGGCTCTCTAGGAAAAAAGACACAAGGTAAAGCTAAAACAATCAAAACTGCCGGTGCGAGCGCACAGCACTGGGAAGACCACCTGACAGGTAAAGAGGGTCTTGGTGTGATTCCCATTGATGAGGATAATCTAGTCAAGTGGGGAGCTATAGATATAGATGTCTACTCTCTTGATTTAGTCAAGCTAGTTCAAAAGATAGAAGAGTTTACGCTGCCACTTGTCGTGTGTAGAAGTAAAAGTGGTGGTGCACATGTGTTCTGTTTCCTGACAGAGAAAGTTCCAGCTGGGGACATGCAGGATAAACTTAGAGAAATATCTGCTGGTTTAGGTTACGGGGGAGTTGAGATATTCCCTAAGCAGAGAGAGGTGTTGGTGGAGCGAGGGGATATTGGCTCATGGCTCAATATGCCCTACTTTGAGGGTGACGATTCTATGCGTTACGGTTTTGATACCAAAGGTAACGCTTTACAAATACAAGATTTTATACTCTTTGTGGGTACTAGGTCGATAGACCACAAAAAATTGTTAGAGTTAGAAGTCCCAGTTGTAGATGACATGATAGAAGGGCCACCGTGCCTTCAAGTTTTACTACAACAGGGGTTCCCTGAAGGTACAAGAAATAACGGTCTGTTTAATGTGGGGGTGTACCTTAAAAAGTCAGACCCTGAGAACTGGGATACAGAAATAGAGGAGTATAATCGTAAGTATGTTCACCCTCCTCTACCGGCTCAGGAAGTCATAACTCTTATAAGTACACTTAAAAAGAAAGAATATAATTATAAGTGTAGCGATGAACCTATCAGATCTTATTGTAATGTGGCTAAGTGTCGTGGTTGTAAATTTGGCATTGGGGGCAGTAACACTGCTCCTACATTTTCTAGCTTATCTAAATTAGACACAAAACCACCCCTCTGGTTCTTATCTATTAACGATAAACGCCTTGAGTTAACTACAGAACAGCTCCAGAATCAGCTTAAATTTCAGCGTGCTTCTATGGAATTACTGAATATTATGCCCCCTCGCATGAACGATAGGTCATGGCAGACTTTGATACAAAGTTTGATGGATAACGGTATGGAGATAATAGAAGTTAGTGAGGACGTCACGATAGAAGGCCAGTTCATGGAGTTACTTGAGTCTTTCTGTACTGACATGGCTCAAGCTAATACTAGAGAAGAAATTTTACTGGGCAAACCGTACACGGAAGATGGTAAAACTTATTTTAGGATTAAAGACCTAAAAGAATATTTAGTCAAGCATAGGTTCACAGATATGGAGACTAATCGCGTGGCTTCTAAACTCCGCGACCTAAACGCAAAACATAAGTTTTGGAATATTAAAGGTCGTGGCACAAACGTCTGGTACATCGATGAGTTTGATTATGACGATAGTAAGGGGCTAAAAACCCAAGACTTTGAGGATAAGGGAATATAGTGTGGAACTTGGTTCTTGGCCCACCTGGCACAGGTAAGACTACTTACTTACTGAATAAAGTAGAGCAGTTTTTTAATGCAGGTACACGACCGGAAAAGCTGGGTTATGTCGCGTTTACTAAGAAAGCTGCTAACGAGGCACTGTCCCGTGCTGTGGAGAAGTTTGGTTACGAGACTGAAGAACTTGCTTATTTCAGAACCTTACACTCTTTATGTTACCACTGGCTGTCATTAACTAGAACTGATGTCGTGGATAGAGCTAATCTCAGAGACTTTAGTAAAAGCATTGGTGAAAGGATTAATTCAGCGTGGGACGGTGAGAATCTTATGTCCCTCAGTAGTAAGGGTGATACGATGTTGTTTTTAGAAAACATGGCTCGTAATCGCTGTGTAAGTTTTAGAGAGCAGTGGAACGCTAACGCTTCACCGGATATGTCATGGTTACATTTTGACTGGTTCGTCAAAAACTACAGGAAATACAAAGACTTAAACTTTCTTATAGACTATACTGATATGCTTGAGATGTTTCTAGCATCTTCTGGCTCACCGTCGTTAGATGTTTTGATAGTTGATGAGGCACAGGATTTATCAGCTCTACAATGGATGTGTATTGAAAAACTGGCTAGAAACGTGGAGCATGTCTATATAGCTGGTGACGATGACCAAGCTATTTATCGTTGGGCTGGTGCAGACGTTGAGCATTTTATTGACCTCAAAGGCATAAACACCTACCTCAAGCAATCATATAGAGTGCCTAGAAAAGTTCATGACATAGCTCTCGGTGTGGTTAAACGTATAGGTAGTCGTAAAGAAAAAGTATGGGAACCTAAAGAGGAGGAGGGTTCAGTTAGTTATCACACCAGTTTTGAGCATGTAGACATAGACAGTGGTAACTGGTTATTTTTAGCTAGGAATAATTATTTATTGAACGCTGTAGAGGAACACCTTAAACTAAAGGGCAGGATATACCAGAGAGGTAACAGATCGTCAGTGTCAGAGAACTTGATAACAGCTATCAGGGACTGGGAAGCGTTGCGCAAAGGTGACACTCTTGAGGCTGGTAGAATCCGTAAGATATACGGTTACATGAAAGTGGGTAGAGGAGTACAGAGAGGGTTTAAAACTCTTAAAACTGTAAGGGATGATTCTTTACTCAGTATAGGACAGCTAAAAAGAGAATATGGCTTGCTGATGGATACACCGTGGCACGATTGTTTTGATTTGATAGGTAATACTCAAAGGGAGTATGTTATATCTTGTCTACGACAGGGAGAAAAACTCATGTCCTCTAAGATAAAACTCAACTCTATACACGCATCAAAGGGCGGTGAGTCCGATAACGTGGTATTATTAACCGACTTGGCAACTAAGACCTGGGATGACTTGTATAAAAATCCAGATAATGAGTGTCGTGCTTTTTATGTGGGGGTTACAAGGACTAAACAAAATTTACACATCGTCCGTGGTAAAACACGTAAGGAGTTTTTATTCGTATGATGGTTTATAAAAAACATTTTTTCAGAGACTATGACCCTCAGATACATGACTGGGATCCGCCGACTATCCGAAGGTTCGACGGTAAAGATGTCGTAGGAAGGTACACTAAGGGTTACGGCTCTTCTGTGTTTATGTACGCTGGTAAAAAGTATCACCCACAAGACTGGACTACATCTATGTCCATAATAAAATCAGCAGCAGAAGCTCTAGTCTATGGCTGTACAGATAAAAAGGTAAAGTTTACATTCTGTCTCTGTGGTCTTTACCAGAATGGTTCAGTGTCTATACCTCATCACTCAGATACTGTGCCGACTTTAGATGATATTGTTGTATCTATTTCTTTTGGTTCTACTAGATTATTTGAGTGGCATGAATATGATCAAGATATAAAAAATAGATCAGACACAAGTGAGACATGTATTACGAGCGAGTTTTTCGAAGAATTAAAGCCGGTGGAGGTACGAAGATTCCTACTAGAAGATGGTGATGTATTTATTTTTGACGGTCACTCACAGATGCGCTCAACACACGCTGTTCCTCCTATAGAGCAGTCATCTGGGGAGAGGGTAAATCTTACTTTTAGAACGGGACTATAGGATCATTCGTATACTTTTACTTTACAAGTAAAGTAAACTAAATACATATGAATATATTTAAACTGTCAGATACGCCTCAAAACTGTGCTAAAATGCACTGCGATAAGCACGTTAGTAAGATGATACTAGAGTCCGCGCAGATGCTTTGTACTACGTTGTGGTATAACGATCAGTCCGCTCCATATCTACCAGTACACCCCAAACACCCGTGCACTCTATGGTCTGGAGATAGCCTTGATAACTGGCTATGGTTAAAAGACTTAGCCATATACCTTAATGAAGAGTTTTGCTGGCGTTACGGTAGGTCTGTAAACCATAAGTCAGCTGACGTTATAAAAGGGTTACGCCCCCCACTTATAGAAAGTAAAGGGCTACAACAACATCCTCAATGTATGCCTGATCAGTATAAGGTTCCTAACGACCCTATATCTGCCTATCGCGCTTACTACATAGGGGAAAAAACATTCGCTAAATGGACTAAACGGGAGGTGCCTGAGTGGTACGGTCAGAGCTTGGTGGCATAAGAGCCTTTTTTGATTACATAAATGAGCGGTACAGGATATATCTAAAAAAGACACAAGGGGATCCTTGGCCGTGGACTGATGATGAAATACTACAGACATACAGTTTCTGTAACGTATACCGTGAGGATGATACGGTAACTGAGTGGATCAGGAAAAACTGGAGGGAGCCGTATCACAATCATCCTAACTTAGCTTTTGCTATGGCGGTGGCTCGTCAGATAAACTGGCCACCTACGCTAGAGGCTATAGGGTTCCCCGAGGAGTGGGATCCTGAGAGAGTCAAAGCTATTATGCAAGAGAGAAAAGATAAAAATCAAAAAGTATACACAGGTGCTTACATGCTAACTGGCACGCTAGGTGGCACTAAGATTGAGCAGACGGTTGACAAAATACTCACGCCTCTCTACAATAATCATCCTGAGATAATACAGGAGTCACTCAGAGAGACATGGCAAAACTACTTACCTTATGCTGGTTTTAGTGGTTTTATGGCTTATGAAGTAGTAACTGACCTAAGACATACATCATACCTCCAGCAAGCTAAAGATATACACAGCTGGGCTAACGCTGGTCCAGGTGCTAAACGTGGGTTAAATAGAATATATAACAGGCCACTGGAGCAGAACATAAAGGCTTCTCAACTAACAAATGAGATGAAAGAGTTACAGGATATGTCATACCGTGTTGTTAGAACCAGCATGGACTCAGGCAGTCAGGACTACTTAGAGTACATATCTTACTTGATTGAAGACGCTGGCGGTTTAGAGATGAGAGATATAGAGCATAACCTCTGTGAATTTGATAAGTATGAAAGAGTCCGTCTCGGTGAAGGTAGACCGAGGTCCAAGTATAACCCCAACAAAGGAGTAGTTTGATGCCCTCAGATTTTTTACACATACAGTCCCTAGCTGATAAAGATGTAGATACCCTCAAAAAAGCTCAGGAGAGTTACGGCGACAGCTGGAGAGATAGAGGTGGCATAGGTGCTTTTATGATGCTAGCTCGTAAGTGGGACAGGATAGAGAATCAGGTAACTAAAAGTGGGTACGATATTTTTAGGACGATATCTAACGATCCCAGTGATACTGGGATATTAGACGACATACGAGACTTGCGAGCATATTTATTGTTAGTAGAGTCTTTTACCACACTGGATAGAAAAGGAGAGTTTATAAGTAATGATTAAATCTTTTGCTAAAGTAGAGGTAAAGCTGCTTGATAGCACTTTACCTGATCGCATGGAACCAGAGCAGGAAATACTGCCAGACTACGCCACCCTAGGAGCAGCTGGTCTAGATTTACGTTCTAGTGAAGGCTTGATACTAAAACCTGGACAGTCTCATAAGTTTCACACAGGTATCGCTATCTATATAGGAGACATGAATATCTGTGGTCTGCTGGTGCCTCGGTCAAGTCTAGGTATTAAGAAAATACACTTGACTAATACGCTGGGGATTATTGACTCAGACTATCAGGGCGAGTTACTCATCCCTCTCACTAATAACGGCGATGAGCCTTATCATGTAGAGTTTGGTCAACGTATAGCCCAGATGGTTATGTTGCCTGTAATACAGGTACAGTGGGAGGCTGTGTTAGATTTTAGTGCACCGACTCAGCGGTGTGAAGGCGGTTTCGGTAGTACAGGAAAAACATAATGAAGATATACATACCCACAAGAGGTAGACCAGATAATCAAGTAACCATAGACTTTTTCTCAGAAGACTTCATCAACCATGGCACAGTCATACTGGCCATAGATGAGGACGAGGAGCACTTGTACGGTAAGTATAAGCATGTTAAAAAGCTCGTGGTTCCTTCTTCAGTCAAGGGTATTAGTGCTAAACGTAAGTACATAGTAGATAACACGCAAGACCCTAGGATAGTCATGCTTGATGACGACTTACGGTTCTATGTCCGTAAAAGCCCTACGGATTGGCATCTACGGTATCTCAGGCCGGATGAGTATCTAGCTCTGTTTGGTTTGATTGATGAGTTTTTTAGTCAAGGCTTTGCTCACGTGGGTATTAGTGCTAGAGAAGGTAATAACCGTGTAGAAGGTTTGACTGCCCTTAACACTCGGTATATGAGAGTCCTCGGCTATAACCTTGATAAGTTTCCTGACGATATTGAGTGGGGTAGGACAGAAGTTATGGAGGACTTTGACATAGCTCTTCAGTTACTGCGGAAAGGTAAGCCTTGTAAAATCAGTTACTTTTACGCTCAAGGTCAAAAATCATCTAACGCTCCAGGAGGCTGTAGTGAGTGGAGGACTATTGATGTACATAACGCTGGGGCAGATAGGTTACATGAGCTGCACCCTGAGTTTGTAAAAGTTATGGAGAAGCAGACTAAAACAGCATGGAACGGTTTACCTAGAAGGGACGTTCAGGTTAGCTGGAAAAAAGCATATAAAGCAGGAGTAGAAGCCTTTCATGAGAGTAATTAAAACAAGAAACGTACACGACGCGCTGCCTAAAGGTCTAGACTTACTACACGGGGAGCATTATAAACAAGACAGCCGTAATGGCGTAGTGTATAAGGCTAAGTCTCCCGTTTGTACGGTTTACGATAACCCACAGGAAAGGGTCATGTTCTGGCCTGAGCGAGACGCTAACCCCTTCTTTCATTTTATGGAAGGGCTGTGGATGTTAGCCGGTCGTAACGACTTAGAGTTTGTTAAGCAATATAACAAAGGCATGGCTCGATACAGTGATGACGGGGAGACCTTACACGGAGCATATGGCTGGCGATGGCGTAACTGGTTTTTTGAAAGAGGAGAGCCAGACCAGCTCAAAGTAATTATAAAAAGACTAGCAGAAGACCCTAATGATAGAAGATGTGTTTTACAGATGTGGGACGCAGTAGAAGATTTAGACAGGGTCGGGGTAGATGTGCCATGTAACACGGCCATTTACTTTAACACCAGCACAGGCAAGCTCCACATGACTGTGACTAATCGTTCTAACGACATAATCTGGGGGGCGTATGGTGCTAACGCTGTGCATATGTCCATGCTCCATGAATATATTGCCGCACATGCGGGGTATCACGTCGGTAAGTATTACCAATTTAGCAACGACTACCATGCTTATGAAGAGATTTACGGTAAATTGATAAAAGGTTTAGGTGGTTTTGACCCTACAAGTGTTTCGGCAATATTAGACCTTATGGAGGTAAATCCGTATAAACTAGGACAAGTGAGCTATTACCCAATGGTCAGTGTTTCTAGAGAAGCATGGGATGAAGACTTACACAGGTTCTTAGCAAGGAGGCCGTTTGACACGTTTAGTCCATATGAAGAGAAGTTTTTTAATGATGTGGCTGTACCTATGCAGGACGCATGGGCTCTTCATAAACTGGGTAAAACAGAAGAGGCTATGGATGAGATACAAAATTGCGAAGCATCTGACTGGAAGAAAGCCTGTGGGGAATGGTTCAAAAGAAGAATCAACTAAGGATGAATAATCATGATACCTCAATGGTCTTACAGTAGGTTAACGTGTTTCGAAAAATGCCCTAAGCAAGCTGAGTTTAAATTTGTTAAAAGAATCAAAGAGCCTGGAAGTGCTGCTATGGACCGTGGTAAAGAGGTACATAAGCTCTGCGAAGATTACATACGAGGTAACTACGAAGAAGTGCCCGCACAGCTCAAAGACTTTGAGGAGGCGTTTGAGTTGCTAAGAGAACAGTATATGTATGGCCATGTGCTGTGTGAAAGTGACTGGGCTATAGATCAAAACTGGGAAAAGACAGGCTGGTTTGAAGACGATACATGGGGTAGGGCTAAAGTAGATGCCTTTGTGTATGAAGAAGGCACATCTAAAGAAGCCAGAGTAATTGATTTTAAAACAGGCAGGTATGACGGTAATCAAGAATCACACAGAGAACAGTGTGAGCTGTACGGTGCTGTCTCGTTAAGTAGGTATCCTGAGTTAGAAAAGATTACTACAGAGATGTGGTACTTAGACCATGGTAAGATAGATAGATATATCTATACACCGGAAAGTATAAAGGTAAAACGTGAGCGTCTGAATAATAGAGCATTAGCTATGACTACTGCTACTGAGTTCCCAGCCACACCTTCTATGTTTAAATGTAAGTGGTGTTATTTCGGTAAACAAAATATGTGTAGAGAGGTTATGCGGTAAATGTCACAGACGATTCTTTTTCCACCCGCAGCAGATTGGTTGCCCCCTAACTCTTTCCCTGACTTAAGAAATCAGAAAGAGATTGCGATAGACTTAGAGACCTGTGACCCATGGCTCTTGTCTCATGGTCCAGGCTGGGCGTTTAAAGATAGAGGATATATTATCGGTATCGCGGTGGCTACTGACGGCTGGTCTGGATACTTTCCTATCGCGCATAAGTCTGGGGCTAACTTAGATCAAGCGGTGGTGAGGCGGTGGTTACAGAAACAGCTTGACGCTCCTAACGATAAAATATTCCATAACGCACAGTATGATGTAGGTTGGTTGAAGGCATCTGGCTATACAATCAATGGCAAGATACATGATACCATGGTGGCTGCTCCTCTGCTAGATGAGAATAAAAGAAGCTACTCTCTTAATAATCTAGGTAAGTATTACTTAGGAGCTATAAAAGATGAGACTATGCTGACTGAAGCAGCCTATGCTTTTGGGGTTGATGCTAAGTCTGAGATGTATAAACTTGCTCCTGAGTATGTGGGTAAGTATGCTGAGCAGGATGCTGCTATGACATACGAGTTGTGGCAGTTACTAAAAGATGGCATTCAGACAGACGATGTCTCAGAGATATATGAGCTAGAGAGTTCTCTCATACCTAACCTAATAGACATGCGTAGAAAGGGTGTACGCATAGATACAGACAAAGCTCAAGAAGTTAAAAAGTATCTAGCTAAAAAAGAATCAAAGATAGTCCAAGAAGTTAAACGCTGGTATGGGGTGGAGCCTGACTTATGGGCAGCTCAGTCTCTGTCTCAAGTTTTTGACAGGGCTGGTATAGACTACCCTAAAACGCCTAAGACTAACGCACCCAGCTTTACAGCAGACTGGTTAGAAGAGCACGACCATAAATTACCTAAAGCTATAGCACAGGCAAGAAAGCTCAATAAAGCTAGGACTACATTTATAGATAAAATGATACTAGAACATTTAGTAGATGGCAGGATACACGGTGAGCTGCACCCTCTGCGTTCTGACGTAGGAGGCACAGTCACGGGTAGGTTTAGCTGTTCTAATCCTAATCTACAACAGGTTCCAGCCAGAGACCCAGAGATAGGTAACTTGATTAGAAGTTTATTTCTACCAGAAGAAGGTTGTCACTGGGGCTGTTTTGATTACTCTCAGCAAGAGCCTAGACTGACTGTACACTATTCTGTCATTACTCAACAAGAAGGTGCAGAGGAGGCTGCGTTTGAGTATACTAATGATGACGCTGACTTCCACCAGATTGTAGCCGACATGGCTAACATCAGCCGTAAAGAAGCTAAGATTATCAACCTTGGTTTGAGCTATGGTATGGGTAAAGATAAGCTGACTACTCAACTAGATATCAGCCCAGAAGAAGCTGAAGTCTTGTTTGATCAGTATCATCAGCGTGTACCATTCATCCGTGGACTACGGGACTCTACTGCGAGGATGGGTTCTAACAGAGGCTACATCAAAACTATACTCGGCCGTAAGTGTAGGTTTAATTTATACGAGCCCTTCGACCGTAGGGAGTTACCTCTACCGCT